GGTCATTTCAAAGTCTCCATGGGGCGCAAGTGTTCTTTCCCTACAAAATAGGCAGGCCTCCCTCTTGCGGGATCTGCCCAATACTGCTCTTGCATCGCCTCCTTGCCATAACACCAACCCCAGATCAGCGTCTGCTGGTTTTCAATGGTTACAAGGACAAAGATCTTTTCTGGGTCTTCTTGCTTTTGAACGATTAAATCGTATGAAGCCTTTGAGCGAGTTTTTACGTCTATGTTTGGCAAGTCGTCTGAACCACGCCGAGCTTCAGTCTCCTTGAAAAGATGCTCTTTCATGCCAAGGTAGGAAGCTACAGCCATTTCCCCCGCAGCACCAAGCAAATGAATGTCAAGGGCTTTACTGCCTTTCCATGCCCCTCCGTTCCTTCCGCGAAGACCTCGCGCCTCATTCACCCTCTGACGCCTCAGCCCCTCATCCATCGCCTGCTGCCTTTCTTCTTCTGTGAAGACAAACTCTATGGGGATGGGCATGATAAGAGAGAGAACGTAGCCACTGTAACCACCCTGCTAGCATAATTGCAACATATCGTAAAGATGCGGGTGGAAGACACTGTAAATCTTGGTCACAACGGAGATGAAAGTCTGCGCGTGGATGGCCTGGTCAATGCCTTAACTGGCATGAACACTGCGCGGGACAAGAGCCGTTACACCACTACCACCCCCATCGTCTTCTTGGCTCAAGAAGAACTTGAGAATTTGTACTCAGAGTGGATTCCCAAGCGCGTCGTAGACATTGTTGCCGAGCAGGCCACTCGCAAAGGATTCAAGGTGTTATTCGGCGGGGAAGGCGCTGCCGCTGAAGTTGTTTCTGGCATTGAGCAAGTGATTGAGGATTTATACATCCTTGAAAACCTTGGGCTTGCCTGCAAAAACTCCCGCCTATTTGGCGGCGCAGTGATTTTGCTCTATATCGACGATGGGCGTAGTGCTGATCAGCCCGTGGACAGGCGTAGCATCCGCAGCGTTGAAGGAATGGAAGTGCTAGACCGCTGGCAAATTGCGCCAGTGATTAACGAGGAAGCGCTTTACGACTATTCCAAGGCCAGTCACTATCAAATCATTTCAGGCGACCTCATTCAACAGCCTCAGTTAGCCAAGATCCACAAGGACAGGATTCTGCGCTTTGATGGCGAATGGCTGCCCTATCGCATTAGGCAGAGAAATTATGGATGGGGAATGAGCACGCTGCAAAGCGTTTATGACAGCTTCCGCTTCTACTCCACTGGTATCAGCGCTGCATCCACGCTGCTAACAGAGTTTGACATTTTTGTGCATAAACTTCGCGGCCTATCCACCATGCTTGCCGCTGGCAAGGAAGGAGACGTGCGCAACCGCTTAGTGTTGAACGATATGAGCAAAAGCGTATATCGCGGTTATGTAATTGACGCAGAGAAAGAAGAACTAGAGTTTATCAGTCGCAACTTTGGCGGCATAGGCGAGATCCTAGAAAAACTCCGCATTGACATCATTGGTGCTTCACAAATTCCTCATACAATCTTGTTTGGCGAAAGCCCTGGTGGACTGGGCTCTACTGGTAGAAGCGAGGAGCGTGACTTTGCCAAGATGCTTGGCGACTACCAAGGCGCACATTTCAAGCGCCCCATGAAACAATTGATGGAGCTAATCTTGCTGAGCAAGGAAGGCCCCACGAATGGACAACTGCCAGAATCTTGGCGCATCCACTTCAATGATTTGTTTGAACTGAACGAAAGAGAGAAAGCAGACGTAAGAGCCCGTGTGGCCGCCGTGGACGGGCGATACATCCAACTTGGCGTGTTGAGTCCGAAGGAAGTTGCAGATGCCCGCTACGGGGGCACTGAGTGGTCAATGGAGCTAACCCTAGACCCAACAGTTGTGCGCGAGATTCCGCAAAAGCCAGGGGAAACAAAAGTGCCCCCCGGCGGACGCGACCCAATGAATGAAGAAAATGGCACTTTGCCGATGGACGGCAGCAGGGAAGTGGAAGATTCCGCCAGTCTGTTTTCAGAAGGCTCCCTAGAAAAAGTCCGAGGCGATGTAAAATTCAAAGACGAGGATCTTCACCAGCAGGCCATTGCCGCTGCTAAAAGTAAATTCAACGTGTGGCCTAGTGCTTATGCCAGTGCTTTCATGGTGAAGAAATATAAAGAGCTTTACGCTCGCAAGCACGGTGGCGGCAGTGGCATTAAAGGAGACAATGGTGACATCACCTATGACGATCTGGATAAGTGGTTCAAGGAGGAATGGGTGAGAATTGGGGCCAATGGGGAAATCCTTGGTGAATGTGGAGGCCGCGAAGAAAAAGAAGGAAAGCCTAAATGCTTGCCACAAGCAAAAGCTGAAGCGATGAGCAAAAAAGAGCGTCAAACAATTGTCGCCCGCAAGCGCAAATCTGACCCCAACCCCGAACGCAAGGGGCCAGCCAAAATGGTTAGCAGCAAGGTGGATGCCATTGAGCCCTTAAAAGCGGAAGGGCGCGTTTTGGGGGGCATTGACGAAGCTGCGTTTATTTCCGATGAGGACATTGACAAGGCTTTAGCCGAATGGAAGGAAGAAGCCCCTGCCCGCTTCAAAGAGCTTCTGGAAGCTGACAATGCTTAACGACACAAGCCAGTTTTCGTCCATTGTGCTTTCCACAAGGCTTGATGCAGCGTGGTCTTATGATCAAAGCACAGGGCGCTACCGCGACGAGAAAGGGAAGTTCTTAAGTCAGGCTTCCGTAGACAAGCTCGTTGACGCTCGCATTGGCAAGCTAGACGCCTCCCTGAAGGGTGTCACGCGCATGTTAAGCAGTGGCAATATCACGCTTGATCAATGGGAGCAAAGCGTGCGAGAGGCTATTAAAGGTGCCCACATCCAAGCGGCAATCGTGGGCTACGGGGGTAAAGATAACATGGGAAGCGGCGAATATGGACGCATTGGCCAGCGACTGCGCGGCGAATACGCCTATCTACAAGGCTTTGCCCTTGACTTGCTAGAGCAGCGTATTTCGACCCCTATGGCCCTCGCTCGCATTGGCCTATATGCGCAAAGCGTAAGAGGCTCGTATTGGCAAGGTACTGAGCTTCGCAAGCAGCAACAGGGCTATGGGCTTATGGAGCGCGTCCTTGACGCTCAAGCTAAGCATTGTTCCGACTGCTTGCGCTATGCAGGGGCAGGAAGAGTGTCTATTGGCACCCTGCCTCTTCCTGGTCAGCGCTGCGAATGTGGAGCGAATTGCAAATGCAGCGTGCGTTACTACAGGCAACAGGCGCCAAGCATGCCAATGTAAAAATGGGCCTTAGTATCTAGCAAGTTTCATTGCTTTTCAGTGGCTAAAATTTTATTCTGTGGCGATGCAGGAGTAGAAACGGGCTTTGGGCGAGTAGCCCAGCACATCATTCCCGCCCTGGCAAAAGAGCACGAAGTACATACACTGGCAGTCAATTGGCATGGCGACCCCAACGAGATGCAGCAGCATTGTCGGATGTATCCCGCCATGGCTCACGGTTCCGACCCCTTCGGCTCCCACCGTATTGGCGAGCTAGTGCAGACCATCAGGCCAGACCTAGTGTTCATCATCAATGACATTTGGGTGGCCATCAATTTGGTTGATGCCATTCAGCCACTAAAGGAAAGCATTGGCTTCAAGATTTTCATCTACACCCCCATTGACTCTTATGGGCTCTTTAGCGAGCTACTTCCTGCTATCAACAAGTGGGACAAGCTTGCCACTTACACTGAATTTGCCAAGAAGGAGATTGAGCTGCTTGGCTACCAGAAGCCAATCGAGGTGATTGGTCACGGCACAGACTTTTCCAAGTTCTTTCCCTTGGATCAGGACGAGTGCCGCAAGGAACTAGGAGTGCCGCAAGATGCCTTCATTGTTTTCAATGGCAACAGGAATCAGCCGCGCAAGCGCATTGACTTGACCATCAAGGGCTTCATTAAGTTTGCGAAAGACAAGCCTGATGCAAGGCTATGGCTCAATATGGGAGCGAAAGATATGGGCTGGGATTTGGCGCCTCTATTCCGTCGCGTGGCTCGTGACGAGGGCTACGACCCCGTGGGCAAGCTCATCCTTACGAGTCCTGATTTTTCCACCCAGAACTGCCTGCCCATTGAGCAGCTCAATAAAGTGTATAACTCAGTGGACATTGGCGTGAACACTTGCATTGGCGAGGGCTGGGGACTTGTCAACACTGAACACGCTGCTACGGGAGTGGCGCAATTGGTGCCAGACCACACAAGCTTGAAGGAGATTTTTGACGAGGTGCCCCGCATTGCTTGCCATGGCTCTGAAACCGACAGGAACTATGGACTAGAGCGGCCACTTCCTGAGCCTGAAAGCATGGCAGAATTGCTCACTTATTACTACGAGGATCGCAAGGCACTGAAGTCTGTTGGGAACTGGTGTTACCATCGCGTGCATGAGGAGCCCTACACATGGCCCTACGTGCAGCAGCAATTGCTTTCCTCCATTGAAGCCCTCTTGGCAGAGCCTGCAGGGAAAGAGCCTGCGGCGTTCAAGGGCTTTGGCACTCCCGCGAGGATCAACTGATCATGCAAGTTTCCCAAGTCTTTCTTAGCGACACTGACACAGAGCTATCGCCGTTCCTGCAACATGCCACTTCCACCGTTAAAGGAGCATTCCCTGATGCGGACTATGTGCTTTACGACAAGGAAAGCCTGCGTCAGTTTATTGCTGATCACTACGGCGATGAAGTGGTGGCTGCCTATGACTCCCTACGGCCCTATTCCTACAAGGCCGACCTGGGGCGCTTTTGTTTGCTGAATCACTTTGGCGGCTGGTATTTGGACATTGCCGTGAGGGTGGCCAATCCAGTGGAAGTGGGGGAGCGTGTTGAGTTCTTGGCCTTCCGTGACATCCAACGGTTTAGCTTCACTTCCTGGGCTTGCGCCACAACTGTTTTATATTCAAAGCCAAACAATCGCGCCCTGCAAATTGCCATTGAAATGATTGTGGACAATTGCGCAAAGAAATACTATGGCATCACGCCATTGTGTCCCACTGGCCCCACGCTTCTCGGTAAAGCATTAGCGGCACATGGCAGCCAGCCTAATTTCATTTACGGCGACTACCTAGAGCTGACCCCTACCTACGAGCAAAAGAATCGGGCATTTGTCCTTCCTGATGGCACGATCATCGCATGGAGCAAACCCTCTGGCGGCGGCGACCTGACAGGCGTTGGCGCAAAAGGCGTGAACAACTACAACGAGTTATGGGCGCAGAGGCAGGTTTATGCAGCCTAAAGACTTGACCATCTATGCAGTGGGGATGCCGCATTTGCCCATTCGCTATGAATCGGCAGCTACGCTGATTCCGCTGTGTGCCCATGCCAGCAGCATTTCCAATGACGAGCGAGCACGCTTGGACAAGGAAGGCTGGCTTTTTGATGACACCGGCATCAACATTTCAGCCCTAAACCCATGGTGGGGAGAGCTAACTGCCGTCTATTGGCTGCTTCGCAATGTGGACTCTCCGTTGATCGGCAACGCTCAATATCGCAGGTATTGGCAGGAAGAAGCCATTGCGGCTTCTGACGAGAGCCTCTTGTATGTGTCAGAAACTTGCACTTTTGGTTGCTCCCTGGCAGAGCAGTTCCGTGGCGGACATTCTTTCCGTGGCATTGAGATGACGATGGAAGCTGCCGAGCGAGGGCTGCTTCCGTTTTCAGCCTCTGAGATGGCTGCCGTTTGGCAGCAAAGCGCATTCTATGGAGGCCCCATGATTCGCGGTCCATTGAAACATTACAAGGCGTTTATGAACGTTCTCTTTGACTGCCTGTGGCCCGTATGGGAGCAAAACAAAGAGGAGATTAAAGCCTTGACGGGCTACGACCAGCGGGCAATGGCTTTCATGGGGGAGAGGCTGATGTCTGGTATCATTCTGATGCGCGATAAATTCTTGCCTGACGTTCCCATGCTTTGCGCTCCTCTACACTTCATTCCATGACTCGCACCATTCTTGACCTTGGCACACAGCCACTAGCAAATAATCTTTGCTGCAGTGCGGCAGAAGCCATGAGGGCCGAACGCTTCCCCTTGCGGGCAGTAGTGGAAGACGACCTTACCATCCATCTAGATTGCGAAGTCGAGCCGGCCAAGCTCTACCAGCACTACCTCTACCGAAGTGGCACCAGCCAGCCATATATTGATCATTGCGCCCGCATGTATCAAAGCTTTAAGCATTTGAGGCACGGTACGATTATTGACATTGGCGGTAATGATGGCACGCTTCTTAAGACTTTTCAGACGCAATCAGACGAGAAACTTTGTCTGATCAATGTAGACGCAAGTGAAAGCGTCAAAGAGCAAAATGAGCAGAATGGCATCCAATTCATCAATGCCTATTGGAGCGAAGATGTTGACGTGCCAAGGGCTGACATCATCGTTTCCACCAATGTGTTTCAGCACACCAAGGACATTCATTCATTCCTGCGCGGCATCCAAAAGCACCTTGACGGCGTGTGGATTCTTGAATTTCCCTATGCTCTAGAAACCATTTGCACTGGCCAGTTCGACCAGTTCTACCATGAGCATTATTATTACTGGCTGCTCTCCCCATTGGAGAAACTGTTTAAGCAGTATGGGCTGAAGATCATTCATGCGCAACCACAAGACATTCACGGTGGGACAATGCGCCTATGGATGACGAACAAGGAGCCCAGCGCCCCTGCTCTTGACCTTTCTCGCCATGCAAAGCTTGAGCAAGACGTAGTTGATCAGGCTGCGGCTTTCTTTGACACTGCCATCAACAAGGTTGGCGCTCAATTCATTCAAGACTTAACCAGCGGATCGCTAGGGAGAGTCTGCTTCTTTGGCGCTGCAGCAAAGGGGTGTGTGTTCCTTAATGCTCTCGG